GGTAAACAGACCATTGACCAACTTGGCCAGAGCATGGGTGCTGTCGTCGGTATTGCCGCAGGATTTGGCGTTTCGTTTGAATCTCTATCCGGAGCTATATCAACGCTGACGGCAAAAGGCATGGAAACATCCGAAGCCATAACAGCGGTTAAGGGAGTTATCACGACATTCGTTTCGCCGTCTAAAGAAGCCGCGGCAGCCGCCGAATCAATGGGATTAAATTTCTCCGCATCCGCTTTAAAGGCAAAGGGCTTTGAGGGGATGCTTGCCGAAGTAATGAAGGCCACCGGCGGAAGCGCTGATAAGATGGCGACGCTGTTTTCGGAGGTCCGAGCCCTAAACGGCGCGATGCAACTGACCGGCGACGGAATGCGGTTTTTTAATTACGCGATGGATGAAATCAGCAAATCAGCCGGGAGTTCATCCACTGCTTATGAAAAGATGGTCAACACGTTCAGTAATCAAAGCCAGATGCTGGCCAACACAGCAAAGACGCTGATGGTATCAATCGGGACTGAACTTGAACCAATGGCCGCGAGAATATCAGGCTCTTTTTCTGATTTGTTTAAAGGGCTTAAGGTTTCAGTTGACGCAGGCGCATTTGATTCTTTGTTTTTGTATCTGGATGAAATCAGTAAAGATATTTCCAAGTGGGGAAAAGCGGCAGCAGAATCTTTGCCGGATGCGTTATCTAAGGTTGATTTCGGTAAATTAATCAACGCTTTACAAGGAATATCAGAATCTATCGGAGACTTGTTCACCGGATCTTCCGAAGGCGAAGTTTTCCAAAAAGTATTTCAGAAGGTCATCGACTCCATCACCACGCTGATTAATCTTACGGCAGGTATGGGGCAGGTGTTCACGCCGTTTATCATGGTTATTGACGGCGCGGTTGAAGCGTTCAACAGATTGGACAACGGCACACAGCAAAGCATCGGCAATCTAATGGCTCTGGGCATTTTGTATAAATCATTCGGGCCGTTAAGTATTGCGATCCTTGCACTGGGCCTCGACATGGAAACCACGCAAAAGATTTTCAACATTGCCACGGCGTCCATTGAAAACGGCATCAATACGATCAAAGTTGCAATTTACACGCTGGCCCTATCATTTGCGCTGGCCGCTGAAGCTGCGGCAAATATGCTGGATTATATCCCCGGATATGACGCGCAGGAAGATATTGACCGGACATCCTCACGAGTGAAAGTCTTATCACAGGGGCTTGACGACGCTCAAAACGCGCTGGCGTTATCCTCGCAGAAAACGCGTGACGCATTCGCCGGACAGGGTGAAGCGGTTGAAGCTACCAAAAAGAAAATCGCTGATTACAAGCAAAACATCGACGGGCTGCCGACCAACAAGACAACCAAAGTCGACGTAACAAATCAAGCGGACGCCACGAAGGAGATTGAAACATTAAAAAAAGGCATCGATGCTGTGCCTGACTTGAAGAAAGTCACCGTCGGCGTCCAGGCGGACGGCAGCACCATTGAAAAAGCCTACGGGATGATCATCACGACATTTCCCGACGGCTCAACTCGCATTGTAAAAGCGCAGACTCAAACCGACACCGGGAACCTAGCCGACACATCAAAAAAGATTGAAGACGCAGTCCCCGCGCAAAAGATCGTTGAAATACAGGCCAAACTTGACGAAACCAAGATCAAAGCCAGCGCGGACATTATCCAGAAAAGCATTGAATGGAAAGCAAAGCTCGACATTGCCAACGTAGAAGCCAACGCCAAAATCATTGACTCAATTTTTGACAGTATTGACAACACAATCACCAGCACCGGCAACACGCTGTCCTCGTTTGTTTCAAGCCTCGCAGGGATGCAGGGTGGCGAAAGAAGCTACGGAGACATTAAAAAAATGTCCGAGGAAGAAATGCAAATCAGGCGGGAAACATTCGAGCTACAGAAACAAATGACAGAAGCGGAAATCGAAGCAATAAAATCTCGGACGCAGGCAATGCAAAGAGGCGACGCCATGATCAAGATCGACGGGGCCGGACTCCAGCCGCATCTTGAGGCGTTTATGTTTGAAGTGCTTTCAGCAATTCAGATCAGGGCCAACGCAGAAGGCCAGAAATTCTTGGTGGGGATATGATCGGACTATCGACAATTACTTTTGATTTGGACGGGGCGCGGATATTCGGCGGCGACCGAAACGCAGAATTGAAGAACAGGAAAGGCGACCGACGAATCTCACGCACTGCAACTCTGGACGGCGGTGTGCTTATCGCCGACTTGGGATTTTCCGACGGCGACCGGACGCTTACCGCGATTGAGCTTGACGCAACTCAAGAGGCCGTTGATTTCGCTCAATACATCGTCGAACATTACACATTGATCAACGCAGCCACGGATGACGGAGTTTATGAAGTCGCGCCGGAAAGTTACATTGTGGATGATGGAAAACTGACCATAACGCTTTTGGTAAACAGAAAAATATCAGAATAAAGGAGATTTAAAAATGGCAAGTTCATTAACATTTTACAATAAATTCAGAAAATATATCGAGGACGGGACGTTAGACCTCGATACAAACACTATCAAGTTGATGCTTGTGACGAGCGCTTATACGTTCGATGCGACTCATAATGTTTTGGCGGACGTTAAAGCAAGTCCTGATCCTGAAGTTGTCGCTGTTGCCAGCCCGTCAAATGGATATACAACCGGAGGCGAAACGCTTGCTAATGCTGCGGTCACTTATTCCGGGGCAGTGTCTAAATTCGACGCCGATGACGTGACGTGGACTTTACTGACCGCAACCTTCCGCCGTGGCATTCTTTACGCATCAGGGACATTAAATAGTGTGGTGGACCCGCTAATTGCATCTATTCTATTTGATACAACGCCAGCGGATATCACGATCAGCGGAATTAATTATGTGGTGCAATGGTCTGCTAATGGGATCTGGACTTTGGGGTAAGGTAAGCAATGACTGTCACGGCATATCCGATAGCTCATAACATAGCATTTGATAGCATCTCTGATGCCTCGTCCTTTGATGAGTCGTTGTTGAGTTTAATAGAAGATTTATCAGAACATGCTGTTATAGGCAAATCCATTACATTTCCATCATTGGAACAGGGTGAATTTGCCGGGGGAATGTTTACTGCTTTTTGCTCAAGGATTGATTTTGATTATAAGTGCATCATCCCCAAACCGGATTACTCTGATACCTATATTTTTATTATAGCCATCCCGGAAGATTCTTCGGGAGTTGAAGATTGGGTATTAAATAAATGTTATGTCACGGCTGACTGGACGCACTTTTTTCAGGAAATGTCTCCAAAAAATTACACGTTTTTAATCGGAGCTACTCGTGGATCGTCCGGAGGAGAAATACAGGGATGGTTTGACAATATTGAAATAGTTCCGTCGCTTCATTTGTCATCTTATTCCATCGGCCCCGAATATTTCCAAGCTCCGTATGGCGAGTTAATTTTATCAGCCGAAACCCCTGATTTTGCGCAAGGCAATGATGTTTCTTGCGGCGAGCTTACAGTAACACCGTATTCTCCGAATTTCGGGACTCCACTTATGCCGATACCGGCAGGTGTTCTTTCGTTAGTTGGAAGACCGCCGTCCGGGATATGGTCTGTCCAAGTTGATAAATTAGCCACGGCAAAATTAATTTACAGGTGCATACTCACCGGCGCTGCCGACGGAACGACTGACCTGACGCTTCCTATGAAGTCATTTCAGGCAAGACTGCGCGACGGCGATCCCTCTTATCTGTCCTGTATTATCCCGGACTCAATAACCTATGCCACGTTGGTTGCCGCGCGTCCGAATGGAGAGATTATAATTTACAGCGGATATCTATTTGATGATGGGACAGAGCAACTCGAGGAAATTATCCGGGCAGACTATGAGTCGTTGCAAATCAACCGGGGCGCAAATTCAGACTCCCTTACAGTTTCAGGACATAAAACCATCACATCATCATCACCGAAAGACTGGACGGTAACGGGAGTGTCGTTCTACGGCCAAACGGCGGAAGGAAAACGGCGTGTCCGGGCTAATTTAGACCCGTTTGTCCGGTGCGGTGATACCTGTATTTATGGAACGGGCGGAAACGATTATTTTATAGTGGGCGCGATAACGTGCTGGGTGACGGCAAAACCGGCGTGGTATTTCATGGAAGTGAGTGAGCTATAATGGGACAGGCAAGAATTGTTAGCGGCGGTCCAAACGCACTTTATAATATAATACTAGTTAAACACGCTGCAAAATCGGCCGCTGAATTGTCTGCTATTACTGCACGGTTAACGGAGTTGACTACACTTATCCTCGCCGCCGATAATAAAATAGCGGAAGAACTTGCGGCAATCGCCCCGCTTCAATCAGCGTTGAATACGGCTATTAGTTTATTTGATGGCAGCACCGAAACACGCAAAGCCGTTACAACTGCCCAGGCTGCAATTATTTCTAAGCAAACAGATGTCATAAAGGCGCAGTCTGCACTTAGTTTATTAAAGGCAGAGGAGGAATCTATTAAAAAAAGGCAGGCCATGCTCATTGCGGCAATGGCAATAGAACGCCGTCCAGCGTGGTGTACGGACCTGACAGAGGATCTGACTGCCGGGGCAGTTGTCGGAACAATGGAAATGAACGGCGTGGATGATGAAATTATTATAGCGCCGGGCGGGAAAGTTTCCGAATCTATCGGTTTATTACAACACGTTGGAGTTAGCACAGGGGCCGCCGTCTTTTGTAACCGCGCAAGGCTCCCGGCGTGGCAGAAATGGAAACCGACATATCGGGTCGGGAGAATTATCACCATAAATTATGAAAGCAATATATGCGATGTCGGTATTGAAGAGCAATATAGTGAAGAGCAGGGGCTTAAAATTAATCAACCTGGGACACTATATACGGCTCTCAAATCAGCAGTGTCCGGATGGGATGATTTTGCCTTACAAAACCCGTCATTTGCTCTTGTGACAAACACTTCAGACTCAACAATACCATCAACTGATCAATTATTGGCTGATTTAAACACCGTTAACAATTATGTCAATAACCGCAACAGATATACGCTTGATGAACAACAATACGGCAAATTGGAAAACTGGACGATTATGGCTGATGGTGGCTCCGGGGATTGCGAGGACTATGCGCTCACGAAGGCCAGTAAGTTGCTTGCTCTCGGTTATCCGGCATCCGCCCTGCATATTGAGGTTGGAATGTATAAAGGCGAGGGTCACGCATGGCTTGTGGTTCAGACAGACAAGGGTGATTTTGCGCTTGATAACCGTTATCAACAAGTAATGAAAAATGCAGCGACGCCTTATTATGCCCGCCAGCGCCAAATTGGAATGGAATGGAAAGTAAGAGGAGTTCTATTATCGGATGTCCCCATTGAATATATGAACGGAGACAATGCGTCGGCTTTTTTAGTTGACGATATGGTTGTAGTTCAGTTTGTTGGGCAGAATTGGAATAATCCAAAGGTTATCGGGTTTGAAATGAACCCGAGAGGGCCGGAAGCCGTGTATCCCTATGGATATATTAACCCAAAGACCATCAGAAAAACATCGTCATCCGGCAAAGTAATCAATGCGGCCTTTATCGCCGCGGCGACGGACATGCCGCCATTCATCAGTTATGTCAACAAGGAGCTTTACAACCTGTCATCTATAACGGCCCCGAATGTTCTGCATATCGACGTTTATGATTTAACGACTGGGACGCTTAAAAGAACAATTCTTTGTCTTGTCGCGGGGTTAAACAATAACGGGGGCATTGAATCTTTTTCAATGTATGTCAACGCCGCAAAATATATCTTCATCACAATGCAGTTTTACAATGTATCCTATGCGTGGCACGTTTATTATGCCGGATTATGGATATTTTCGCCAGAGGGTGCGGTCAGAGGCTACCGATATAACTATGGTGATAGGACGGGAACAGGTGGAGGGACACCGGGGACACCGGGACCGCCGGGGGGCTTGCCATTACAATATTAAGAAGGTGGATTTATGCCGTTGGCTGTTGGAGATACTGATACGTGGTACATGCCTGGACCGTGCTGGGGCAGCGAAAAGGCTCTGTATGTTTGCGATAGCGGGAATTACAGAGTCAAAAGGTTCAGCGGGGCTTATCTTGAATTCCTCGATGCTTAT